ATATGAAGCAGCATTTCCAGCTATACCGTTCGCTGGAGCTGATACCGCTATAGTATTTCCAGATGCGTCTGTCATTCCTTCTCTAACGGTAGGATAATTAAAATTTCTAAATATTAAATAAATGACTAAGCAAATTACAAGAAATAAAAATAAATTATATAAGTCTTTCATATATAATATAAAATAATATTTGTTTTATATTATTCATTTTAAATACTTTTTATTTCGTTTAGTTTTATAATTATGTTTTTTATAGCGTTTTGTTTTTTTATGGGTATTTTTAACTCTAAATTTTTTACCACCCCTTAATTTTTCGTGCTGCATAACAGAATTTAACCAATTAACAGCATCTTCATTTAAAGGAATATTCAATAAATTATGATATGCGAAACAAGTGAAATCAATATAATATAATTTAAATAGTTTAAATGATTTTAAAGCATTTAAAATTTGAGTTTTATAAATAAAACCTCTCGTTTTCAATTCATTTGTTAATGTTGCTAAAATATTTTTTATGTTATTTATTTCTACACCAGTTAAGCCATCACTCGACAAATAATATACTCCTAACCCTTCCATATTTTTATCCATATCATACACTTTTTCAATTGTATATCCATTATCTAACGCTGTAATTTCAGGTAAAAAACTTATTCCAAATATTTGTTTATTTAAATTCTGTATTTCTTCTATTTTTGGTCTTGAATCATATAAATAATTAACTAAATCTTCAGTACTTTTTATATTTTCTCGTGTATTCAATTTATCCCTCAATTTATTTATTTTATACGTATAAGTTTCAACATCAGGAGACCCATAACATACACCGCCAACTTTCGCCAACGTAACTGTATATATCATTTCTATATTGAAATTAGTTTTATAATCGAATGTTGTTGGTGAAAAAATTTGTTCTATTGGTAATCCATAATTAAAATGAATCGGAATTGTTCCGTGACTTCTAATAACAATAGCTAATGTTTTCATATATTACATTTTTATTTTAACTTTTATTTTTTTAATAAAAATTTTGCAATATTTAAAATACAAGTTTTATTTATTTTTCTCACTTGTCCCTTTGCATTTGTATAAGATAAATCTTTTAAACAATCATTATTAGTTTCAATTTCTTTAATAAGATTAGGAATGGTTTTGAATTTATCCATAACTGCTAATGCTGTAACAGAACTAATACCAGGAATTTGACAAAGCATTATCTCTCCAATGTTATCTGGAGTAATGTTTTCTTTCTTAATTTTTTTAACGACACTAACATAATCTTTTTCTGATACTCCATTAATTTCTTGTGATTGTTCTATTTCTTGTTCTGGTTCTTGTTCTTCCTTATTTTCATTTGGTTCACACTTGTCTAATTCGGTTTTGTCTACTTTGGTTTGTTGTTCTGACTGATTTGTATTAAAAATAATTTGTTTATTTTGATAATAAGGTGTTTTTGTTAGTGCGTCTTTTTCCATTTTATACGCCATATTACATATGATATTTGCTGTTTCTTCAAGAGAAAAACTTCTAAATAATGAAAATCCTTTATAATAATTTAGAGAGAACATTGCTGAATATAAAGTTAATTTTTCAATCTTATTATCAGCTTTAAATCTATTAACTCTATTAACATCACCTTCTATAAGATAAATAATATTATGGTTATGATGATTAAGTCCATTTAGCCGATAAGATTGTTCTTCATAACGACCATCTTTAATACTTGCCAATAAATCATTTACAGATTTTCTCTCAATTATTAATCTATCTTCTTTACCATCATTGATAATTATATCACCAATAGGTAACGTTTCAGATTTAACTTCAATTGTTTTAAATACAGGAATAAAAGAAATTTGAGTGTTTATTTGTTGTAAAAGTGAGCTCTCTCTTGTATCAATTTTAATAAGCATTAATTTATTTATTAATTTGTTATTAAATTGTTTTACATTAATATTATTTTATAAAAATAGAAAAATAATATTAATTTATACTATACATTCAACCTTATCACCTTTACACCCTTGAAGATTTAAAACCGCACCCTTTATATATTTTTAATAAATATACTTAAAATTTATTTATTATTTTAACTATATTGTAATGTGTCTAAAAAGTGAATTGTATAAAAAAGAGCAGGAATAAATAGTTCATAATTATATTTGATTTTTGACATATATTAAATATGCTTAAATTGTTTCTAATTATTTTTTATATAATAAATAAATATAAGTATATAAAAAATTATGGGCCAGAAATTGTTGCACGGTATCCGTATTTTTGGGTTTGAATTGTTCTGTTAGGAACACAGAAACGAGGAATAGTTTGAGGAGCACCAATTAAATTAACATTGCTCGTTAAATAGAAACCCACACGAGGAGCGAGGCCCGCCTTTTTGTTTCCACCACATACGTTTTGTCTATTTACAATGCTCGCAACATTACGAGCGGCACGTCCAGCGTTCATTAGCACCATTTATATTTTACAATAATATTTTATTTTTAATGCTTAATTTAATCTAAATATCTAAATATAAATCCTTTTGAACTTTTTTGTTTTTCTTTTAAAACATCCTTAATACAACTTAATGAAATATTTAATTCTATAGAAGCATCCTTAATTGTATCAAATTTTTTTAATTCATTCATTTCTAAATCATATTGAATAATTTTTCTTTTATGTCCTACGTTTAACCCTATTTTGTGATTATGTAAATTATTTTCACTACAACTACACCATTCTAAATTGCTTACTGCGTTATTTGTTTTAATTCCATCAATATGATTAACAAAAGGTTTATTTTCTAAATTTACTATGAATGTTTGAGCTACTAATCTATGTAACGCATATTTTTTAATATTAACTCTTACATATATATATCCACTATGATGTGGCTTATAATTATTCATAATAATATTCTTTTTATTTTTAAATCTTCCTAAAGATGATACAAAATAATTATCAACTTTATTATTATTAATAATAATTTCTCTCCATTCTTCTTTATCTAAATCATTTTGTTCTATTTTTTTCCATTTAAACCCAAACGATAAATTATTTATACCTCTAATACAACAACTTATACAGCTTCTAGCGGAATGAAAGTTTTTTGTTAATTTTTGCTCTAAAACCCATTTCGCTCCATCTTCAATTGAATTATATTTTTCTAATATTTCATTTGTATTTGGATTTATTCTATAAATCTCTAAATTTTGATTTGTAGTTTGTTTTACACCATCGCTTCTATGCTTATTATTTTCTCCAGCACTCATCCATTCTAAATTATTTATATTGTTGTTTAACCTATTTTTATCCTTATGATTTATTTGTTCTTTATTTTCTAGATTTGGTATAAAAGATTTTGCGACTAATCTATGAACTGAATATGTTTTTGTTTTAATAGAAGATAATCCAACACAATAATAACCAGACGTTATTGCTTGTTTTAGTATTCTCCCTGTTTTTTTATTTCTAACATTACCAAATGTGCTAACTTCATAATTTTCATATTCCTGTATAGATTTCCAGATTTCTATGTCCTCCATACTAATTTTATTGTGTTGTCTTTATATCACTTTAATAATATATAAATTATTCAATTTTATAAAATAATTTAAAGCTAAATCCTTATAACATATATATGACAGAAGTTAAACAATCACACGACGACGATTTAATTAAAACTGAAGACGGATTAGTATTTAATCCTTACAATCCAGTAAATATTAAGATTACATTGAGCGAAGTTCAATCTATTCTTTCTAAATATGGGTTGCCTCCCGTAGTGCGTAAATTAGAATTATACCAGCGAGCATTTGTTCATCGTTCATACACAAAAAGACCACAATATGAGAATGAGCTACAAAATATAACGATTGTCGAAAAACCACAAGATTGCTTACCATTAAGTAGTAAATCAAATGAACGACTTGAATTTTTAGGTGATGGCATTTTAGAGTGTGTTACAAAACTATATTTGTATAAAAGATTTCCTAAAGAAAATGAAGGATTTATGACTGAAAAGAAAATCGCAATTGTAAAAAATGAAGCGATTGGTAAGATAGCATATGAAATGGGACTTCATAAATGGTTAATTCTCTCTAAACATGCAGAAGAAAAGAAAATAAGAACCAATTTGAAAAAACTTGGATGTCTATTTGAATCATTTATAGGTGCGTTATTTTTAAACTTTGAGACACATAATCCACAATCCGAAGATTCGTGTGATGATGAAAGTCCAGGATTTAAGATGGCTAAAAAATTTATTAACCGTATTTTTGAAACTCATATTGATTGGGTTGCTCTTATTCAAAATGATGATAATTATAAAAATATTCTTCAAGTAAAAATTCAGAAAGAATTTAAAGTAACCCCACATTATTTAGAAATAGAACATGATACCGAACTTGGTTATAGAATGGGTGTATATTTATGTTTAGGACAACCCATTTATCACCTAACGCATGCTGATGCTGTTGATATTTCTTATTTTAAAAATTTTAAAGCAATACACGATCATATTACAGATTGTTCAAAAGTTTTAATTTTTATGGGTGAAGGTCAACATAAAATTAAACGTAAAGCAGAACAAGTAGCGTGTAATGAGGCTATTAAAGCTATAGATAGTTTTTTGATTGTATAAGCTATAACATGTATTATAATCGTTTGTTAAATAATGTATTTATTTTATTATATTATTTTTCTTTTTATTGTTTTTCTTTTTGTAGTTTTTCTTTTTATTGTTTTTTTTCCACCATTTTCATTTTGACTTATAAATTGAATTCTGAATATAGGTTCATTCAGAGCTAATTTATTTCTTAGATTTATAATTGAAATACTTCTTTTATTTACATATTCATTATTACCTTTCAAATATAATTCAAAAATATATCTGTGTTTACCTGTTTTTGGTGGTGGTGAAGGTCCTTTATATGGAATTAATATTTTACCATTTTTCATATCATTTTTAATTATATCTGTAACAATCCAATGTATATATGTACCATTTATAGCGTCAGGATCATACATTATCAGTGTATATGTATTACTTTTATCATTATTTATATTTATTTGAGGTTCTATTTGAGTTTCATTAATCTTTAAAAAAACATTATTTTTAATTGGCTTATTATTATAGATAACTTCCATTTATAATAATAAAATACTTTTTTATATGACACATATGTAAAATTATAAAAATTTATATGTATTAATAATATAAGCAATGAATAATTTAGAAAAAATAAAACAAAAATTAATGGTAAAACCAAATGTTCAAGAAAGAGAAAGAATTGCTGTTGTTATTGAAGGAGAGAAACTAACAAAACCTCAGTTCAAAAAGAAAACTGAAAAAAATATTGCTGAAAAGATTGAAGAAGGTATTGTTGACTTAAGTGAACAAATATCAACGATACAAGAATTAGAAGGGATTTTACCTGCTAAAATAGATATCGAAGGGCAAGAAGAAGAAATTCAAAAAGAATTAGAAAAAAATGAAAAAGTTCAAAAGCCTTTAATCGTAGATGAAACACAAAAAGGGTTTGATAGAAATAAATTATTACAAAAATTAGCCGAAAATAAGAAAAATATAGTAATAATTAAAGAACCTATAATTGAACAAAAACCCGTTTTTATTGAAGAAAAAATCGCTCCAATTCAACTGAAACAACCTAAGAAAATAAAAAAAATTTTAATTGAAGACGATGAATCACCTGAAGAAATAGTTTTAAATAAAGAAAAAACAATTCCAATTGAACCTCCAAAGAAAACAGAAAGAAAAACTAAAAAAGTTGAAAAAAAGGTTGAAAAAGGGGTTGCTGTTTTGGGACCACAGATCAATGTTGAAATGGGAGACACGAATTTAATAGAACGTTTACCCAAAAGATCACAACCAATAATACTTAGAGCTGAAAGTTATGTTATGAATAATAGAGAGAGATTTGTAAATTTTATTAACTCATTGTTCGAACCTTATAAACGCGAATTAGAAGAAAATAAAGAGAATATTTCTTGTGATAACATTGGAAAAACTTCTACTAATTTCTCTCTATTAACACATCAAAAAATTGTTAGGGATTATTTAAATCTTTTAACACCATATAGAGGTCTTCTTTTATATCACGGTTTAGGATCAGGTAAAACATGTACAAGTATCGCTATTGCTGAAGGAATGAAAGATTCAAAAAATATTATAATTATGACACCAGCATCCTTACGCGCGAACTATATAGCTGAATTAAAAAAATGTGGTGATCTTTTATATAAAAAAAATCAGTTTTGGGAATGGATATCTGTAGATGATAATCCTGAATCATTACAAACGTTATCATCAATTTTAAATTTACCTCAAGAATATATTAGAAAGAATGGCGGTGCTTTTTTTATTAATGTTTCAAAACCATCTAATTACGAAGAACTAAGTGATACAAATAAACAAATATTAGATCAACAATTAAATGAAATGATTAAATGTAAATATAAATTTATTAATTATAATGGTTTACGTGATAAAACTTTAGAAGCATTGACATCAAATTATACAAAAAATATATTTGATAATAGTGTTGTAATAATTGATGAGGCTCATAATTTTATAAGTAGAATTGTTAATAAACTTAAAAAGGAAAAACCTATAAAGGAAACTGAACGCGGTGAAAAAGAACGTTTACCTCAATTTCTATCAGTTAAACTATATGAATATTTGTTATCTGCTAAAAATGCACGTATTATTTTGTTATCTGGAACTCCAGTTGTAAATTATCCAAATGAATTAGCTATTATTTTTAATATTTTAAGGGGTTACATTAAAACATGGAGTATACCATTAGTTAA